CATAGGTTTATTTACAGATTCAATAGGATCTAATGGTTTATAACTTAAAACTCCTGAGTATGGAATTCTATTTATATGAACATCATAAAATGTCATAAAAATTCCTATTACTAATGAAGGTTTATTATAATTTTTATTACCTACTACTTGGGGTAATGTGTAATTTTTTCCTTTAATTTCTATAATAGGATCATTTATATCTTCTACTATCTTTTGATACAAAATTACTCCATCTGCTGGTGAGTAAAAATGTTGATAATCTATATAATTAGGACGCATAGGATCCCTAAAAAAGAATGTATTTGATAAATCTCCTACAGGAAGTTTACTTAATTCTTCAACTTCAGTGTCTAACCAATCTTCTAATTTTTGAGCCATTATATTAAAGTTCTTTCATAATCAACATAATTCAAATGCATAATCATACAAGATAACATTGCACCTGATTTCATAAACTCTGATATATTAAATATAATAGGTTCTAGACCTTCATTGTAACATATTTTTTCTAATGCGTGTATTTTATGTTTTTCAGCGTCATATGCTTCATCATTTATGGATAATTCAGATATATTTGAAGCACATAAAATCATATTTCCTACACGTGCTGAATTGCAAATTCCATTATAAACATTATCAGCACTTACTTCTACTATTTCAGTATATTTTTCTATTTCTTTAATTTCTTCAGGAAGATGAAATTCAGGACATACTAATGTTTTAGATTTTGATAAAGGAAAAATATTACAATCTAAATGATAAAGATATTCATCTACCATTTCTAATTTAATAATATTCATATCAAATTTTTCTTCCATCCATTCAAAAGCTTCTTTTGATGAACGAATGCCATATCCTCCTATATAATTATTACCATGTAGATATTTTAAATCTGCTTCTCCTTCAAATTTATAAGGACAATCATGAGTTTTATAATTCATTAAGTCAAAAAATGGTTTACCTACTAATTCTTCACCTTGTCTTGGGGGTGATGTAAAATTAGACATAATAATATTATTACTATCTTTTATATGAGGAAGATAAATTCCCATATTAGCAACATATACTAAATCTTGAAATTTATTACCATGACTTGGTAAATTACATACAAATCCCGCACCTGATACGAAATTATATAGGTCCATAAATTGTTTATACGCTTTGCCTCTGTTTACTTTTAATTCTTCAGAAGACATTTCTTGCATCCATATGTTATTGGGATTTTCTGTTGAAAACGAGAAAGGAAAATTCATAACAAAACTTGGAAAAGGCAACTGAGATGGTGTCTCTTTCATTTAATAAAAAAATTTAATTAATACTTAATATTCACTTATACATATACTAACTAATAACTAGTTAACCAAGTTAAATAAAAAAAGCCCCGCTATTGCGGGGCTCTTAATATTAAAATACTAAATAATAAATATTATTATACAGTATCTAAACCAGCACATTCAATTAATCCATAGAATTCAGGTCGTAGCATTTTCTTCGCATAACGAGTTAATAGACCTTTTCTTGGTACGAAAGTGTTTGGATCGTACACCATTGGAGTCATAATAAGTGGTACATAAGGAGCAAATACAGCACCTGCTTCCAAGAATTGTGAACCTCTAAATCCTAATAATATAGTATTTTCAGTCATGTAAGGGTTCTTATAAACTTGGTATCTACCATTTAATTGACCAACTTTTTGTACACCAAATGCATAATTCATTTTAGCAGCATCACCATCTGAATTAGCAGCAAATCCTGGAATACTTTCCAAAATAGTACCTACAGTTGGAGAACATACTAAGAAATTAGCACCACCTCTAAGTGTTTTCTGATGAATAATATTACTCAACTTTTGGATTTTAGTTCCTAAAGTTTGGAACCATTGTCCTTGTGAGTTATAGAATCCAAGATCCGACCAAGTACCATCACCTGTAGTAGTTGAAGTTGATTGGTTGTTTTTAGCTGACCATACTTCAGTTCCAGCAGCTGCTGATTCAATTAACATATCTAGAATTTCTAAGTCTATTTCTAATGAAATATACTCACTCATAATAGAAGTTAATTCAGCTTCTGCATCTAGTGAATGGTAAGCGTTAAGATCTTGAGCAAACTCAGGAGTCCAAACAGCTTTCAATTTACGTGTTTTAGCTACAATAGCTTCACTTCTCATTTGAACATTAATCTGTGGAATAGTAATTGGATTATTATTCGCATCTAGATTAGTATTACCATCTTCGAAGTCACCTCTATCTCCATCAGTTGGAGCTAATGATCCAGAAATATCATATGAATCTAGTGGGTCTGCTGTTCTAGATCCTGTAATTACAAATATAATTGAACTACCTGATACTCTAGTAAATTGTGGGTAGTCAGTAATATTAGTATTACCATCAAAGATCTCAAATGATCTCGCAGCTTCTAAATCAGCATTAGGGAATGAAGTTGAACTTGTGTTTAAAGTTGCAAGTTTAAATTCATTTGCTACTGCTGATGCTGAATAAGTACCATCAAAGTTCAAATCAGACCATGAAGCTGTTGTGATGTCAAAATTTTGAGCTGCTGCTCCTGTAGTCTGTGTAGAGTATGAAAATCTTCCTGCTCCATAAAGACCACCTGTGTTTGTGTTACCAAAGTTAGCTGAAGTATCACCATACAAAGAATTTCCACTTGTAAATGGAGATTTTGTAGTACCATACTGGAAGTCAAGGTAGAATACAAGACCTGAAGGTAAGTTCATTGGTTGAACCGAAACGAATTCTTTCGCTGCGATTTGTCCAAATACTTTTCTTACCAAAGGTAAAGCAACACCTGCCCATTGAGCACCTGTACCAGCTGTAAATGTACCAGCACCAGCGCCTCCACCAGTATTAGAAACTTCAGTAACCAATTGTTTTGCTTGGTTTTCTAGTAACATTGACATATTACTTTTGTCATTGTCACCTAAACCTTCAAGTAGACCTGTTTTAGCCCACTTGTTTGCTAATTTAGCCGCATCGTCTTGTAGACTTTTATACGGATTAGCACTTTCTAATAAAGAGTTTAATTGGCTCATTTTTTTAAAGTTTAAAAATTAATTATTTGTTAAATTATTCCTGCTAATTTTTTAAATCTGTCAACCATTTGGTTTGATTCAACGATAGGTTTTGGATTATTTTTCTTTGGAGCTATTCCAGATGGTTTTGAAGCTCTTCCTACAGATTCTTTAATTGATCTTTTAACCCTTTTTGGTTTTAAATCTTTTAAAGTATCATAAATAAGTTTTGCTTCTTTCACTGTCGCAGCTTTATCAAAGTTAGTTAATACCTTAACTTTATCATTTTCATTCAAATTCTTTGATTTAAAGATTTTGTTGGTATACAACAATTTTGCGTTTAGTAAGTTAATCTCATTTAGATCTGATCTTAAAGTTTCAATAGTAGCATATGCTTCTTCAAGTTCTGGAGAATCGTTTTCCGTTACTTTAGTTTCAAATACTTGATCTATTTTATCTTCAAGTTTATCTAATTCCTCTTCAGATGCAGCTTCCTTAGCTTCTCTCAATTTAGCAGAAGATGCAGCACTACCAATTTCACCCATAAGATCAAGCATAGCTTTAAGTTTTGGGTATTTTTTAGCAGTTTCTGGTTTTTCCATTGCTAATTGAATAGCTGTTAAGCCACCAGCAGCAGCAAATAATGCAGCAATACCTGCCGCAGCAGTTCCTACTACTTCTGTTACTTCTTCTGATTCATTAACTTCTTTACTTTCTGTTACTTCAACTTCGTCTTCAACTTCTACGTCAACTTCGTCATCTACAGTAACATCAACTTCGACGTCATCTTCGAAATTTTCACCTGCTTCAATTTCTCCAGCAGTGACCATATCTTCAATAACATCTTCGATAAATTTTTTCAAATCATCATCAGTCATGTCATCAAGGTCAATCTCTTCGGCTTCACCCTCAAGATCTTCCTTTTCGTCTTCCATGCCATCTTTATAGCCTTCTTCTTCGGCGTCTGTTCTAGCATCTTCATTAACTTCTGATTCTTCAAGCTCCGATAAAACTTCATCTAAATTTTCCTCCGTTTCACGCATTTTTTCAGTTTCAAGTTCTGCAGGATCATCTCCCTTTAAACCTTTACGCATTACTGGATTCGACATTTTTTCTTCCATTTTATCTTTTTTATCCCTCATTTCTTCTTTTACATCATCTTCTTCATAAGAACCACGCATCATTTCTTTAACGTCATCTTCTTCGAAAGATCCTCTCATATTCTCTTTAGTATCTTCTTTTTCCATTTCCTGGAGTTTAGTTGATAGCATAGATTTTAAGTGAGGTGTGAAAGATTCTTCGAGAGCAGCTTTTGCATTCGCTATTGCTGATTCTTTAACAGCTTTAGCGTCGGCGATTGCCTCTTTTAAAAAATCTCTGTTCATTTTCCTAAAATTTTGTTTGGGAAGTACGTTTATTAGAAACGTAATAGAATTATTAATTAGTTAAATACCATATAAGAGAATGGCATATTACGATAATACGTATATGAAGATTCCTGAAAAGTTACGAAATTGGACAATTTCCTTTTGAACAAAGGATTTCGTATATAATAGAATTTACTTTAGTATATGGATTTGCCGATTTAAATTCAAGTCCTTCGTTTACTAAATGCATATAAGAACCTGGATTTGAAGGAGTTGAAACAAAATCCCAACATAGTAATTCAAAATCATCTTGTACTTCTTGTACTTCACCCATAGGTCTTAATGATCCCATTCCTCTTGAAGACACACCTACTGTTATACCATTATCAATAAGTGACTTTAAAATATTACCTGATGGAGTAGGTAGTATTTCTACTTTACCCATAATATTATCTCCATCCCACCAAGTATCTTTGATATTATGTGAAACATTTTTTAAATTTACAACAGAAGATTCTGGGTGATCTAATTCTCCTACTGCTCTATTTTCTTTAATTATTTTATCATACTTATCCATTTCTCTTTGCCACAAATCTCTTTTATAATATCTACCATTACCATTTTTAACTTCAACAGTAGCTAAAATTCCCTCAACTATAGGATTCCCATTTTCAGATTTTTTACTTTCTGATAATTTTACTTTTGGTGAGAAAGAAATTGTTTCAATAAGTACTTGTTTCATAACTTAGTCGTTTAATAAATCTTTAAAATTTATTTTATTTTCTTTTACAGGAGTATACCCTGTTCCAGGTTCACCTGGTTTCATTTTAGTTTTTGAAGCGTCTCCAAAACCACTACCTTTCCATTTTCCTTTAATTTCAGTAGGTTTTAATCCAAGTCTATCAGCAGAATATCCTAATCCATCTATTCCAAATGCTGCATTTTCAATGTAATATTGTGGGTTTTTAGATAAATTTTTCTGAACTGTTGCTTTGGCTTTTTTTAATAATTCTCCTATATTTTGATCTGTTATTATATTTCTTACTTTTTCCATTTCAACATATACACCTTTTTGGAATTCATCTCCATTAAGATTATCTATATTTTTTTTATCAGCATTATTCCAACTATTTTTATTTAAATTTTCTTCAAAAAGTTTATGCCAATCTGGGGTTGCTGCTTTACTTGAATCTGTTACCATTCCAAGACCTACTATACTTTCATTAATAACTGATTTTTGTTTTAAAATAGTAGTAGCTTGGTTAAAGCTAGTTGTATTTGTAATAAATTGAGGAAAAAGACGTTTAGCTTCATTTAGAAATACTCCTTTATGGCCTTTACCTTTTTTTATTTGATTATATTGTTCTTGTAATGTTTTCATTCTTCTCCTTTTAATAATTTTTTAATGTCTCTTAAATAATCCAAAACTAAATCTGTAGGTTTTACTACTTTAAATGATGTTGGATTTTCTTTATAATATTCTATTGTTTTATTTTTTGCATTTGATATCGTTGTATAAATATCATTAAGTTCTTTCTCAATTAAATTAAATGCATTAACTCTTTCATTTTGAAAATCATTTTCAAATAAATTTAATACTTCTAATCCAGATCCTTTTTGAACATAATTACCTTTTTTATCTTTAGGTACTAATTTATACCTAAATTTTTTAACATAGTAATTATCTTCTACACCTTCAGGGCCTGCTTTTGGACCCGGACCTAATGTTGCTCCTGGATCTTTACTCATTTTTTGCAATTTTATATCCTAGTTTTTTTAATGCTAGTGGTTCTTTTGCTTTTTTACCTCCTGTAAATGCGTAAGGTGTTGCATACCCCATTCCTTCACCAGGTGTAAACCCAGCTGCTCCTGCTCCTCCTCCTGTTGTTGATATTTCTTTTACAGTTTCATAATTTTCAGGATAATTTTTTCTAATATAGGTACGATAAGAATTAAATGAATCTCTTATTTGTTGAAATACTTTTTGTATTCCTTCATCTTTCATTATATCCTTATTATCCTTTAAAAAGTCAAGTTGATCATTAAGTTTTTTAAATTGTCTATATACATTATTTATATTAGGTAATCTATATTGATTTGAAACTGATCTACCCCCTGTATTTACTTCTCCACCATAATCTGGTTCTAACTTTTCCCAATACATTGAAAAGTTACCTGAAAAGTAACTTCCTTTTGGAATTGGACCATACTTTTTTTCTATTTTTCTTAAAAATTCTTGTGGTATTCTAGGATCATCTACATAAACAATACCTTCTGCCCAATCTTCATCTTTTTTTTCAGCCGCTGCTTCTAATTCAGATTTAGGGTCAACAAATTTTACTTTGTTTTGTTCGAGTATATTATTTATTCTTTCGTTAAGTCCCATTATTTTACTTGTTTTAATTCTTCAAGTAAAGAATAATATTGTAATAAATCAACTAAATTATCACTATTAATTCCTTTTCTTTTATCAATTTCGACAACAAATTTAGATATTTCTTCTAATTTAATTTTAGTAGCTTTATCTTTTACTTTTTTAACCTCTTTAATTAATGATTTTTTAACTTCATTTATTTTTTGATTATAAAATTCTTTTAATCTCGTAGTATTGTCTACATTATTAATAAATTCTTTAAGTACTAACTTTTGGGATGAATTTAAACTAGAATATTTATCATTAAATTTTTCTAATAATACTCTATAAGTAAGAATTCTTAAATCTTTATCATAAGATTTAAATTCTTCTAAAATATCTTCTTTAACATCATTTTTTGAAACTTCTTTTTTGGTTAAATGTTCTAATAATGTTACTTTATTATCAACAATTTGGTTTGGGTTTGTGATGTCTTTTGAATTATAAATTTCAAACAAACAATATAAAGATGCTAAAGGTTTATAATTATTTATTTTTGTTTTAAATAATTCTTCTAAATTATAATTTTCTTTTAATTCTCTAACTATATTATATTTTTCCCTTCTTAAAGCACTTCTATTTAATTTTCTTGATGTTTCTAATACTGTGTTTAGTATTATATTAGCTTTACCTTCTGTAATAGATGATGATTTGAATACAGATTCATATAATTTGTATTCTTTTCCTAATTCAGTATTTACAAAATATTTTTTTAGGATATTTACAGCTGGAGAGTCATTTCCTTCTAATGTATCTGCCGTTATCTTTCTTACTAGTAATTCGAAAAGGATACCAGTATTTTTAAATTTAGAATGTTTTATATACATACAGTCAAATAAGTTATATTTTTTTATAAATATATCAAGATTTCTGCTCTTTAACTTTTTGTTCAGAAATCAAGTTTTTGTTTTTAGTTTTATTTTTAGGAATTGTTTTTAACATACCTTCATATTTAGAAAATATTTTAGCTGTGTTAATTTCATTTACACTTTTATCATCTTTCATTCGTTTTACTCCTAATCTATCTTTACCAAAGTTATCATCTTGTGTATTTCTTTTAGTAAGTTTTTGTTTTGGTCTTCCTAATGGAGTTTTTTCAGTTGTTCCTTCATCATATCCCGCTGGTAAATTAGATGGATCTGAATACATTCTTCCTTTACCATACATTGCAGCTAAATCATGAGGTGTTCCATATGATTTACCTGTTTCTGAAGGATCATTTCCTTCTGCTTCTATTTGAGCATTTCTAAATATTCGTTTTTGATCTTGTCTTACTAATTCTCTATATTCATCATATTCATCTTCACTAAAATGGAAAATATGTTCATAAATCCAATCTGATGGTATTATTTTACTATCAAGCATAGCTTGAGCTAATGTCATTTTTTCAGTCATTAAAGCTATTTTTTCTTGATCATATATAATAGATGGAGTTGTTAATGATAACTCAAAATTAGTTAAACTTTCATCTCTATATCCTTGAGTATATAAATGAATTAATGCAATTTTATATAATTCCGATGTAAATATTCTTTGTATTCTTTCTATTGTTCTAGCAAATCTAATATCTTGAGCTGCTAATGTTGCTTTACCTTCTAAATTTTCATCATATCCCATAAAAGCTTTAGGAACTTTTAAAGCAGCAAATAATTTTTCTCTTAAATATTCTACATCTTGGATACCATCAAAATTTAATCCTCCTATATTTTCAATTTTTGTAGTAGAATCATTTCCTCTAATAGGAATATAAAAATCTTCTAATAAGTTTTGTAAATTATATTTCATATTATACTCCCCGGTTTTTTCATCCATATGAGGTGTACGTTTTAATTTTGAAATTGTTTTTTCCATAAACGCATCTACTTCATTTGGAGGTATTGAACCTACATTCATATAAAATATTCTTTTTTCGGGTGCTCTAACAATTCTATGAATCATCATAGCATCTTCCATTAAAGTATATTGTTTAAATAATTTACGTCCTGGTTCTATATATGATCTACCATAAGGTAAAAAATTCATATCAGTTAATAATCTAAAATGAGCCATTTCGTAATTATCAAAATAAATAGCACCTGCTTGTTCCCCTGAATTAGGAACATTAAAATATCCATAATCAGAAGTTGCTATACCATCTGGGTCAAATTTAAACCTTATTTCTTGTGGGTTTTCTTTATTATAACCTTCTTGTCTTTCAATATGAAATGCTGTGTAAGGAATTACATTATATACTCCAAATTTTTCTGCTATTTCTAATTTTAAAAAGAAATCACCATATTTAGCCATATTACGAATCCAAGGCCATAAATTAAATTCTATATTAAGAACATCATAAAATAAATTATATAATATTTTTTGAATATTTTCATCTGAACTTTTAATTTGAAGGATTTCTCCCATATCATTTTTAAGAGTACTTTCGTCTGCTACAATATCTAATGCTGATGCTACTATAGCATCTGTATCCATTGCATCATATTCTGAATAAAGGTATGGTCTTAATGTTTGATAATTAAAATTAGTTTGTTGACCATATAATGAGTTTGGGGAATTTGTATAAACTCTATTAAATCTATCGATTAATGAATTAGTCTCTAATTCTCCAGACATTTGGATTTGATTAACATCCATAACTTTTAATTGGTCCCCACCAACATTACGGATTAAAACATCTGTTCCAAATAATCTTTTTAATCTTGAAAATAAACCTGTATCTGCCATTTTTTATTTTATTATTATAAATATCATATCAACCAATCTAGATTCTCATCTTTACCATTTATTTTCATGCTATAGGGATTTTCTACATTATTTCCACTATAAACTCCTTTAAAGGTTGATTGTGTTTTTGTTAAATTTTTTAATGCTGCTCTAGCACTATCTAAACTTTGTTGTTGGAATTTTAATGAAGTATCTCTTAAAAACATAGCTATTCCAAAAGACATAACTAAATCATCATTATATCCTGTTTGAGCTTCTGGTCTTCCATTTTTCCAAATAAATACCTTCATTTCTTCTAATAAACGTTTAGATTGAATTGTTGTACTTCTATCCCCTACAAATTCTCTAAACTTATTAATACATAAAGGTCGAGTTCTCATTGACATAGTAAATCCAGGTGTCATTTCACTATTACCTTCGTATACTTTTAAATAAGATTCTGCCGTTACTGTATCTGATTTTGGGGAATAATATAAATTTTTATATTGTCTTTCTATAATAGCATCTAAGGTTGCCCAACCTATGTTAGCATTTTCTACTACTAACATAGCATTATTATATTCTGTTGCTAATCCTGTAAGAAAATATCCAAACTCTTTAGGAGGCATTTGTCCTTTATATTCTGCTACTTGAACATTTGTTTCAATATCAATTACATGACATGCAGAAAAATCTTTACTATCACCTCTAGCTACATCAGCTACAACCATATAATCTCTTGAATAATCTGCTGGTTCCCAAATCCATAGATTTTGATCTACTCCTCTTCTTTCTAAAGGATCTTTAATTGTTGTTTCTTTTATAAATTCTAACCATTCAGAATAAAAAACTATATCACCTGATGTACTAAAATCACAATCACACTCTTGTGCTGCTATTCTAGGATCACCTAATAATTCATCTTGTCTTTTTCTCCATTCTTCATCTCGTTCAGGATGAACAAACCAAGGTAATTTAATAGGTAAAAATTCATTTTCTTGAGCTTCTGCTTTTACCCAAGTTTGATGAAACCATCCTCCTGTTCCATATGGTGTACTTAATGCAATACATCCTCCTCCTGTTGCTAATGTTTGTTGTGCTGATGCCCAAATTTCTCCAATATTTTCAATAAAAGCAGCCTCGTCAATTAACAATAAAGAAACGGCTTCGGATCTACCAGCATCACTTGAAGCTGATGTTGCCTTAATTTGTGAACCATTTGTTAATCTTAATGTTAATTTATTATTTTCTAAATAATCTATTTTTAACCATGAAGGTAAATTTTCATACATAAATTTTACCTTAGTTACCATATTTTTAGCTGTTTCTTGTTTTGTAGCTATACATAACACATTTTTATCTTTATGAAAAATCATCATCCATAATGAAAATGCTGCTGTAAGGGTAGATATACCTAATTGTCTTGATTTTAAAATTATTGAATATGGGTTATCCTTAAATAAACCTAATACTCTTTCTTGAAAAGGGTATAAATTAAATTGTATTCTACCTCTTTGGGGATGTTGAATATAGCAGTACTTTTTCATAAAATGTACAGGATCTTTTGCACATTTTATATATTCTTGTCTTATTATTTTTTTTAAGTCTGCCATATAAGGATTAATTACCTAATTGTCCTGCTAAATATATTGCTGTTGACGTTCCTACAACACCACAAACTACGCCAAACCATCTTTTATTATACCATTTATCAGTTATTTTTAACCGATCTTCATATAATTTAATTTGATCATTTAATAAAATTATTTTATCAGATTTAAGTTTTAATAAGGTATCATTCTGCAAACTTAAAGTTTTATATTCTACAAGTTGTAATTCTAAATCTGAAATTAATATAGTTTTTATTGAATCTTGATATTGTAATGTATCAACAGCTAGAAAAAATGCATCTAGTTCAGATTGTGGTATTTTTACTATTTTATCTTGGGCAAAGCAATTTAACGAAATTACTGATGCTAATATAAATAATATTTTTTTCATTATTTTTTACTTCTATATTTTTTTTCAAAATCAGATATTGTTTTTTTAGCTGATTTAGTTGATTTTACTTTCTTTTTTGTATCTTTTATTTTTTTATCTTGCTTAACAATTTTTTCTTTTGTTTTTTTCTTTTCTTGTTTAACTTTTTCTGTTTTCTTTTCTATATCTTTAATCTTATTTTTATTATCTTTAAGATCTTTTTTAAATTGTTTTTTACTACCTTTATTAGCTGTTAATGCTAAAATTCCTACTATTAATGCTCCTATTCCAGCTAATATTTTCCAAATTTTTTTCATAATTATTATTCGAGCATAGATTCAAGCTCTTTTTTTATTTTTGTTAATGTTAATAATCTATTTTTTAAATTTTCTTTTTCATCACCTTCTGATTTTTTCCATCTATTTGCTGTAGATTTTAATTCAGAAGAAACTTGTTGTAATTTACGTGCTAATACTGCTACCGAATCTTTAGATGCTCCTTTTAATTGTGATGATGTAGGTTCATCTTCATCTTCTTTCATCATAGCTTTACTTAAATCTTTTTCTAAATCTATGCTTCTTTCTAATTCATCATTATAAGCATCTAATGCTTTTGTATTTTTTGAAATATCCTTATTTTGTTTCTTTTTTGCATCTGATGATGCTTTTGCTGCTGCTTTTTCTTGTGTATTAACTTCAGATAAAATTGAAATTATTTCTTTTTTTATTTCTTTTTTTAATTCAGATAGTCTCATTATATTTTTATTTATAAATATTATGAAAATATTGTTTCTTTAATTTTATTTATCCGTTCCTCCGTAGTACCTTTAATTTCTACTACTTTACCAGGCATTAACCTATGCATTCCTAATATAGAAGATATTTTTTGATGAATTGATAATCTATAATCTTCATTTGTTTCTCTTACTCCATTATCTTCCATCGGTACAGATAAATCAGTTATATGAAATATAACATCATATTCTTTTATAAGATGCCATAAAACTCCATTTATATGTTGTTTTTCAGCTTTACTCATTGATTTAGATAATTCACAAAAAGCCATAACATCAATAATAGTCCTATCTGTTATCATTTTTTCTTGCATTAATTCAGCTGCTCTTTCAGCTGCAAATACTAATTGACCTTTTAATGTTGAATCTGTATTTAAAGGGATTCCTAATGAACTTAAATATTTACTACGTTCTGTAGCAAATTTATAATCTTTAAATTCATCTAATTTTTTTAATTCATTAACTAATGTAGTTTTACCTACACTCATTGTTCCACATAAACCTATTTTCATAATTGTATTTTTTTAATAATATAAAAAATTTTTTTAATAAAACCTAATTTAATGTCTAGCTCCTTTCATTGCAGGATTTTTGTACCAAGGTAAACCTTCTCTACCTTTTCGTATTTCTTTCCATACTTCTATTGGGTATTTTATTCCATTTAAGTAATATTCTTTTACTTTTTGTTCTTTATTAATTATAGCAGGTCCTTCAAAATTGTGAATTTTAAATTCATCTTTAATTTGTAAAGTATGTATTTCAGTTAAACTTCCATCTTTTTCTCTCTTTTTAAGGATTCGTTCTTTAATAAGTGGTTCGGTAACGATTTTTTTTCTTGGCATTCTTTTTGGTTTTTGATTAAACTTTCAGCTACGTAAGTTCCTTGTGCACCCGATACTGTAATACCTCTTGCACTTAAGGCATCACCTACAAAATGTACATTTGAAAATTCTGTAAGTGATAAGTCTTTATAATTTACTAAAGGTTCAGGAGATAAATATTTTACCTCAGGAATATAGATTCCCCAATCATCTTTTAATGTAGGAAATACTTTTTTCATATCATTAATGAAATCTTCTATATATTTAAAATAACCTTTAAAAGCATCTCTAACATCTTCCAAACTATCTTCACCAATATAATGAGCTTTTACCCAATCACCTTCTGATGTTTTTGATTTATCTTTTCCTATAGGACTATAATATAATCCTGCTTTATATTTTGCTGCAAATCTACCAATAGCTCTACCTCCGCTATATCCTTCTCCTTGTACAATTGATACTTTATTTACTTTATCAACTAATTCTCTAGACCAAGTAAATGGATTTTTAATACCTCTAATTTCCATTAAAATACCAAAATTAGTCATATCATTTTTATATTTAGGATCTTTTTTAGCATGACCATTGTAACTATAATCCCCATATGTTTCTTCTAATGCAACATAAGCAGCATTATTATTAGTACAAAATGATCTTAATGATACACCTTCATCATCAAATTTTCTATATAATTTAAAATCATAACTAACATCAATTAATTTTTGGAAGTGTTTTTGTGGTGCTTCAAATCGAACACCTATTTGTACAGGTTTTGCTTCTGTTGGTAGTTTATAATTTTCAGCTAATTGTTTTCCGAAGTCAATTCCTGATTTACCTACACCAAATATAAGTTTATCATATTTAAAACTAAGTTCATGTTTAGAACCTAAACCACAATATACTTCTTGATTATCAAAATCAATATCCCCAACTTTAGTTTCCCAAATAAATTCTACACCATTATCTACCAAATAATTATACCAATTTTTACCTATTTCATGTAAATAATCAGTCCCAACATGCCATACAGGGAATAATCTTAAACCAAAATAAGGTTTAATAAAATCAGGTTCTGCTACTGGATTAGAACATTGTACTTCTTCTGGTTTAGGATGAAATCTTTTAAAATTATTAATAACTTGATCCATTAATTCCATTGCTTTTTCTTCTCCACAATATTTTGATAAATGTCCTCCTATTGAAGTATGATATGTTAATTTACCATCAGACCAACCACCAGCACCTAACATACCTGTCATTACTTCTTCAGGTAATCTATTATATGGATCTTTACCCATATCAATAATTGTTATTTTTCCTTCAAAGTTATTATCTACTAATTTAGTAGCAGCATTAATTCCTGCTACTCCTGCTCCTACAATTACTACTTTAGTCATTTCTAATTTATTTTATTATTAAACATACAAAAAGAGAGCTGGGTCTCCAAAATGAGGCCACAGCTCTCTAAAAAAAATTTAAATCGTTCGGCTATGAATCGAACTATATATTAACAATTACAACAAGTGCATTCGCAACTTGTTCCACATTTACATTTTTGACAATTACACATATTTTTATTTATTAAAAGTATAAATTTTATCACCTAATTCTTTTCCAACTACTGGTATTAATTCATCCCATGTCATTTTTACTTTAACATCAGTATTTTTTACATTTGAACCTGCTGTTTTATATAATTTAGATAATAATTCAGATCTTGTTTTTTCATCAGCTTTATTCCAATCTTTATCTTGAAATTCAAATTCTTCGTCAGATGGTGTTTCAACAGAAACATTATTTTTACTACTCCATGCCATTAAAGCTAATCCTAATAACGATAAAAGTCCAGTTGGCCATCCTTCATTTAGCATATTTTGAATATTTTCTTTTACATTTTTAACACCCGCAAATCTACCCATAGTTTTCTGATTAATGTCTATATCTATAGGGTCAGCTCCTGTTATTCCTGCTGCTACAAAATCAATACTAGTATCTATGTCATTTAATTTATCTAAAATATCACGAAATACTTCTTTAAATTCGTCATAATATTTAGAATAATCTTCTTTAGAATCTTCAAACATTTTAGACATTTCTTTATGAAATGTTTTTTGTCCTCCTTGTACAGGCATAAACATTTCTTTTGCATTTCCTAAATTGATTTTTTCTTCAAATCTTGTTCTATCTCTTTGAAGATGAACACCATATTCAAAGGTTTCACCATCTTCTTTTGTATTTTTTTCTGCATGAGCTTTTGCTCTATCTCTGGGTGTTTCATAA